GCAGTAACAAACAAAGAAAAAAAAAGTTGATAGAGTTTTTCAGTTTTGGACATTTTTAAAAATGTCCAAAAGTACAAATGTACAAAAAGTTTTTTTAAAGTATGTCAAAAAAATGGGTCTTACTGAAATGGAAAGAACGATTTTAGGAGAACCGCCGGCGGCGCTCGGATAAAATTTTGGGTCGGCAACTATCTGGGAATAATATTTAGGAAGATTTTGGGTTACAAAATGTCGCCAAAAGTCGCCAACATATTTCATTGTGACAACTGTGACTATGTATGCTATAAGAAGAGTGACTATAATAAACACCTTTCAACCGATAAACATAAAAAGGTTACATTTGGGTTACATAAAATCCCCACTTGTGTTTGTGGTAAGACATATAAATATCGTCAAGGACTTTATCGTCACAAGCAGTTGTGTCATGTATCTTTACAACACCAGGAACAGCCTACTAATAATAATGATATATTAACTAACTTCATAATGGAGCAGAAAAAACGCGATGAAGAACAAAAAAGTGAAAATAATAGAATAACAAAGGAAATTCATAAACAGCATCAACAGGAGCTACAAAAAATAACCGATCAAATATCCAATATGTCACTCGTTACCAATAACAATACCATGAATAACAAGTTCAATTTGAATTTCTTTTTAAATACACAATGTAAGGATGCGATCGACTTTCAAACCTTTTTACAAGACCATTTACAAATATCACAGGAGGATTTATTTTATTTTGGTAACAATGGCTATGTAAATGGAATGATGAATATTATTGATAAATCACTAGGAAGCATAGACGTCCATAAACGTCCCCTGCACTGTACCGATATGAAACGCAAGATAATGTATTACAAGCAACAAGACGGCAGTTGGGAAAAGGACGAAGAAAAAATCCATTTAAAGAAATTGGTAAAGGAAATAGATAATAAAACAATGAATTGTCTTCAAAATTGGGAAGACGGGAATCGTTATAAGTTCGAAGATATGGAATCCCAGAATTTTAAATGGTATTTCCGTGTGGCATCGGAAACACTCGGAGGAGATTCAAGCAAGGACGATCAATACATGGCAAAGATAATGAATCATATTGTAGTTGAAACATATGTTAAGAAAACACAACTAGTGGTACAGACATAATTACAATATTTATTAGTCTATCATAATAGCCAAGTATGTTTATTTTAGGAAAAATTAAATGAATCCACATAATATATAATGGCAACATTTTACGAAATCGTCCATCAAAGTTTAAAGGGATATTATAAATATATATTGGCAATAGCACTATTGATTGTTTTTTATTTCGTAGGTTCATATTCATATAACCGTTTTGTAACAAAAGCAGAAAAGAAAAAACAGTTTAACAATGTTGCGAATGCTAATGCTGAAGGAAAAGAATTACCAATAATGTTTTTCTTTGCTGAATGGTGTCCTCATTGTAAAACTGCCAAACCTGAATGGGAATCATTTAGAAATGCTTATAATGATAAACAAATAAATGGATATAATATTAAATGTATAGACGTTAATTGTACTGAAGAAGATAGTACAGTTACTAAAATGATAAACGAACATGGAATAGATTCATTTCCTACAATCAAAATGATAAAAGACGGTGATGCGATTGAATTTGATTCAAGAATAACAAGTGATAATTTGGAAGAATTTGTAAAACAAATGCTATAAATATGTAAATACAAATATAAGATATTTCTAATATTTGTATGATTGGATATGGTGTGTATTTATGAAACGACTGTTTCAGCTTCACTAACACTAATGGATGGTTTGCTATCAGTATTAGTTTCAATATCATGTTTGTCATCAGATTTCAATGGTGCATCGGGATCAATGTCATTAAATTGTATTTTTCTGGTTAAATAAGCAGATAAGAAAATATTTTTATCGGTATGAACGGTGGTATAAACATCATTCAATTTCATTCCCATGAATAGAATATTTGTAAGCAAAACAGTGAATGTCTTATCATCTAAATAATTATTTAATGCTACAAGAGTACTTAAAACAGCATTTACCGAGAATGAACCCATGGCAAAATATCCAGAATACATGTAGCTTTTATCATAATTCCAAATACTTTGTTTGATTTCATCAGGTAAATTTTCCAATGCTTCTTCCACTGCTTCATTATCACGGGCTTTTTCGGGATTAACATGCAAAAAGTCAATCATTTTATGTTCTCGTTTAACTTCATTGTAATACATAATAAGAAATGATAATAAAGTCATAATATTGAAAGCAAGAACAGATTTAGAAATACCATTATCATCGCGATTATAATTCTGCGAAAACGAACATATTTCACCATCGCAGTTTTGTGGAACAACGAATAATAGCAGTGAACCCATCAACACACGATAAAGTTCCAATACCAATGTTGCTGTAACATTCATTTTTTGTTTACAATCTTGGTCGGAAGACATTTCTTTTAATTGGTCTAAATAACTAGGCCGTCTTTCGTTTGAAGTTGGTTGATTTCCAGAATCACTCATTTATAATATTTCGTTAGAAACAATTTCATTATTTTCAAAAATTTTATCAATTAATTTAACACCATCATTTATCATTTTTAGACGAAGTTCAGAGTCATTGATATATCTAGTAATATTTGTTAACGTTTCTATGTTATTATTTTCCGAATAATAATTATGTTTAATTGTATTATTGGATTGTTGTGTTTTGTTATTAAATATAAACGGTAACCAAGTATATAACATATTTAATACATTATCTGTATTTATTGTTTTAGTTTCAATATTATCAAAATAAGTGATGAACGAACATATTTCATCATGATTTTCAACATTATATTTATGAATGCATATATCAATTGTTTCTTTTAATGATAAAGCGCCATCACAATACAATGTATCGTTTATTTTACTAGGATTAAATATAAAAGGAATACTACAAGAAGCATGAATAGCATCAATTAAATTTACATCAGGGTGTGTAAGATGTGAGAATTCCTCATATTTCATTGTTTTCATGTTCGTCGCATAAATAAATAGAGGTGTGTTAGTATATTCAAAGAAATCTTTAAAAGTGATATCAATTGTTAAATTTTTACCTTTTAATAGCGGTTGTAAAATAGTAATGAAAAAATCACGGTCATACATACCACATGACGAATAAAGATTAACAATATTTTGTAATATATCAGTTTTAATTGCTTTATGCCAAGGTCGTTTAATGATATAATCATCAAGTGTTTCAAAATCATATTTTAATAACAACATAACACTAACAATTGAACCAATAGAAATACCAAAATATGCTTGTATATCATCTAAATTAATAATTCCTAATTTACAGCATTGTTTGATAGAACCATAAAAAATTAGTCCAAGAGGACCACCCGGTCCAAATAGTAAATATTTGATATTTTCAACCATTTTTCGATATGTAAAGTATACATTCTAATAGGTTAAAAATATTATATTTTTTTGTAATAAAATAATAATATAATGTCATTTATTTTTCCAAATGAGAAGGATGATGAAAAAGAAATAGATATAGACGAATTATTTGATATAAATCACAGAAAGGATTTAAAACAAATTTCTATTTTCAATAAAATATTAAATAGAGTCCATAATAAGATTAAATATGTAAGTCGTTCAAGAAGTAATGATAAACATATATGGTTTTCGGTACCAGAATATATATTTGGGGAACCAATATATAATAATGGAGATTGTATATCGTATTTAGTCAGAAAATTACAAGAAAATAGTTTTCTTGTGAAATATCTCCATCCGAATAATTTATTTATATCTTGGAAAAATTGGATTCCGGCGTATGTTCGAGATGAATTTAAACGAAGTACTGGAAAGAAAATTAATTCTCGTGGGGAAATAATAGAGGTGAATGAAACACAGCAAGAAGAACAGACAGAAGAAGAACAATTATTATTTGGAGCGAATTTGCAAAATAATCAACAAGATGACAAGCTAAAACGAGAATATACATCTACAAAGGATTATAAACCACAAGGTAAATTGATATACGACCAATCGTTGTTTGATAATCTAGAAAAAAAAGTGACGTTTAAATAAAAATGCAATGTAAAAATTGAAATCAAATGAGTTTAAATTTATAATAACAAATATAATTAGTTGTTATTATGATACAGGAAGAGAATGCTACACAAGAGACATTGTTTCGCAAATTAAATAAAACAAAGAAGGTAAAAAAATTTCATACTGATTATGAAAAAGAGAAAATATGGAGTGTTCTGGATAGTGAAATAAAACCCCAAGAACCCAAAACAGTATACGAACCACGAAGTGTGTGTGATAATTGTAAAACAGAATTGATGATAATGGATAATGATTTTCCGACATGTACTAATCCTCATTGTGGTATAATATACAAAGAAGTGTTGGATTTTTCACCCGAATGGTCGTTTTATGGAAATGACGATCGTTCAAATAAAGATGTTGCTAGATGCGGTAATCCAATTAATCCATTATTAATGGAATCGTCATTTGGTTGTAATATAATGACAAATAATAAATCATCGTTTGAAATGCGTAAAATACAGAAATGGAGTCAATGGAATGCAATGCCACATAAAGAAAAGGCGTTGTATGATGAATTCCAATTTATTACGACCATGGCGCATAATGCTGGTATACCAAAAATATTTATAGATTGTGCGATGAAAATTCATAAGGATATATCCGAACAGAAGATGTTTAGGGGATTGAATCGTGATGGAATAAAAGCAGCATCAATATATATTTCGTGTCGTCTGAATGGTTGTCCGAGAAACGCGCAAGAAATCGCAGAAATATTTATATTAGATAAAACGAGTGCGACAAATGGTTGTTCTATGGCGGTCAATATATTAAATAATATAGAGCGTGATAAAAATCCGGAATTCCAAACAACATTACAAACAATAACACCATCGTCATTTATAGAACGTTTCTGTAGTAAATTAAAGATGAATAATGAAATGATAATGCTTTGCAAATTCGTTATAAAAAAATTGGAAAAAATGGATATAATATCTAATAATATTCCACATGCGATAGCATCAGGAGTTATTTATTTTGTCTGTCAAATATGTAATCAAAATATAAATAAAAAAGATGTTAAGAATATATGCGGTGTAAGTGAAGTGACAATAAATAAATGTTTTAAAAAATTAGAACAACATATTGATGAATTAATACCAAGTGTTATAAGGAATAAATACAATGTTGCGAATGTGTAAAATGTAGTATCAATACGAACGATACGATACATTAAGATGATTGCATAGTGATATTTACATTTTTTTCAATGGGTATAATTTTATATGTTATTCCAATGTCGTTTTTACTTTCCCAAATACCTGATATTTTAACAATATAACAAGTTTGATTATTTATATGATGTTTATTGTTTGTGTGAATTTTGACATAACCAGATTCTAGTTGTGTTTTAAATATATTTTTATGATTTTTATTTTTTAGGAAATTATACGTTTTAAGTAATTTCGTTTCTATAGAAGTCAATAATGATATAATTTTTTTGTTTAGTTCATCATTGATATCAAACCGAATAAACGTACGATTATAATTTGTATTTATACTTTCTATATTTATCGGGAAATAGAAATGCAGTCCATTCATTGAAAATATATCGTCAGAATATATTATTTTTGTAAACAATCCATCTGTAATCATATTATCTTTTGAGTCTAAAAAATTTATATAATCGTAATTAATATCGTCCATATACAATACAATATTCATATTATGTAATTAGTTATTCATATTACATAATATCTTTATATATCGTTTTGAGTAATATACAAACATTTTTGTTATGATATACAAAGATTATACCATTTTCAATAATTCGCGGTTCCAATTGTATTCTTTCTGGTTTTTGTCACACATTTCGTTAATCATTTTCTGTTTCTTACTTTTTTCATTATTTGAATTATCATAATTCATGGAACAATATTGAATAAAACTATTTTCTTCTATATTTTTGATTTTTTTATTCATGGTAGTTATTTTTTTATCAATTTCGTCCAATACCGCAGAGATATTATTATTTGATTCCGAGTTATCTAGTTTGTTTATGGTATCAGTGTCAAATAATCCGTTAGAATCTTTTGTATTTTTAGTTTGTTGTTCGGCTTTATTTTCCATCAGTTCAATATTGTACTTAAAGAATGGAATGAATTGTTTAGACGATAAGAATAAATAGTTATATCCAATAATATAGAAGAGAAATACAAACAATAAAAATAAAATTGTATTTTCAAAAGTAATATTTTTAAAAGAATTTATCATTTTATTATATATTATATATATAAAAATGATGACTGAAAATGTAATTCCGTGGAAAGGTAAAACTTTCAATGAAATAGTAAGTATTAAAAAAAGAAATAATTGGAACAGTAATAGTATTTTCAAAGCAAATCCACTAAAATTGTATCGTCGTGAAACAGTATTAAATACAAGTTATAACTGTAATCCAAAAATATCATCATCAATATCCATGATGGAAATGCCTGGTTCTACAGTAGTAAATAGTAGCGCTACGACGAAAAATGGTATTCAGCAAACAGTGGATTTTAATTATAACGAAAATAAATGTGAAAAACCATGTTCGGTGGCTTCATTGCCATTTTCAAAAGAGAATGATGCTCGTAGAAGAGTTCGCAGTAGTGGAATGAATAATCGTAATTTTTACACATCCACTAAACAATATTTAGAAAGTCGCACACGAACATTCCAACAAAATCAATATTACAATATCCGCCAGGGAGATGAAACAGTTAAACCAGGTTCAGCAACATCATTACAGAATATATATTCATCCAATGGTATATCGCATTGTAAGAAATTTACTTTTGTATCAGATGCAAGTTTTTCGTATCAATGGATAGACGGTTCATACAGTACTGTTACTGTAGCAGCAGGTGATTATAATGAAGATAACTTGAATTATGTATTGAAAAATACAATGATTAGTAATTATCACTATATTGTTGAAAAACAAGGAAATACAAAAGTATTATTGTTAAATTTATCATTTAACCAATCACAAAATAAGATGGAATTGACTGTTACCCCAGCGGATACAAGTATATTTCCAACAAACGATTATGAATTACCAAAGGACGAAAATGGTGCTTTTATTACGACATGGTCTATACCAGCAACCACAGTATTACCAGGTATAACTGTTGTAGACAACGCCTTCAAGAATGCTATTGGTTTTGCTGTCGGAAACTATCCAAGTGTCCCAATCGGTTCTGGAACACAGGATTTAAATACCGTCCAATTTTTATCTACATCTGAACCTTTGGTGAAACCTCAATATGTACCTATTTATTATAAACCAAACAATCCTCAATATTCTCAACAAGGAGCAGTAACAGCAAGTTCACGTTTATTAAGATTAAAATACAATTCCATTACAAATTCTACTGTTGAATATCAGAATGCATATGGTAAATCAGTAGCAAATGCCCTTGCTTATGGTGTTCCAGAAGGTGGATATACAATAAAAGACAAGATTGGATATCCTTTGAAACAAACTCCCAAATTTGGAACAGAAAAAAACGCCCAACAAAAAAATTGTATACCAACTACTATTCGTAATATTATGTAAAATCATTTACAATTTTGAATTAGTAACTATAACAAATAGGTAAAAAAACATGTATTTACACATGATTACATGTTTTTTGTTTTTGAATATTTATGTGTGTTTTTGAATATTTATGTGTGTTTTTGAATATTCTAAAATTTATTCGTTCGAGAATAAGTCTCCAAATGAAGGAGCATCGATCATTATTTTTGATTTGTAACATATCCATCCACCACTATGTTGGCAAAATGTCATAAAATGACTATTTTCCAATTCAAATAAATAAGTGGTATGACAATGGCAACAATGTTTACAAGCAATTTTTTTTGGTTCACCGATAACATTCATTTTAACATTCGTAGTTGGATGAATAAAATACTTGATGTTATTTGGATTATGTTTCATGGTATCAACAGGCACAGAAGTAGAAATAGCGAATAACCCATTGTCTACAAACTCGTTCACAGATGCTGTGTTGTTTCTCATTTGGACGCTCATTATTATTGTTTTAGATATTTTTTAACAATAATAATCGAATTAGCAATGTTCAATTTTTGTTTATTTCTTTGTTTTTTCAGAATGATATCAATAAGAAAGAATAACAATTACCTAAATGTAGTAGTTTTACTTGTTTGTTTTTATTTTTTATAGGGTTTATATTTGACACTGATTACCTTACCAAGCATAACCAACTGATTCGAATCCATGACTGCAATACGTCCAAGACCAGCACAATCGTCAAATTTTTCCAAATAAATTGGTTGTTGTGGAGTGAATTCAATCTCTGCGGATTCACCACGTTCTAGGAAGGGTGGATTTTCTTGTTTTTCTTGTCCGGTCTTTTTACCCATTTTCCAAAAGATATTAGTCATTTTACATGCTGATTTAGCAGTACGAACATGGACGCAAGGAGAAAAACCAGGTTTAAGTTGTCCGGGGTGTTCCTGAACGGCAACTTGTGCCACGAAACTTTCAACGGGTTCAAGGACATCTTTTTCTACGGAAATAATATCACCTACTTTTGGCATATTTGTTTTATCCAATCCCTTAATATTCATACCAACATTATCACCGGGTTTTGCGTTAGGCCATGTCTTGTGGTGCATTTCAATACTGAATACTTTAAGATTGTTAATACCACGTGGAGCAACACGAACAATATCACCAGCATTCAATGTACCTTGTTCTATACGTCCAGTAATGACATCACCCACACCCTTAATTTTGTAAATACCATTAATAGGAATTCTCAAATTTCTATCGGGGAATCTCTTGGGAGGGCGAACCAATTTTTCAAGAGCATCATATAATGTGACACCTTCAACAACCTCATCCTTGGAAACATTTGCTTTCCAACCCTTATACCAAGGCATCTTATCGGATTCTTTAATAAGATTTTCACCTGCAAATCCACTAAAAGGAATAAAAGGAACTTGTTTGGGTTTAAAACCAGCTTGCTGAATCATTTTTGTCATTTCTTCTTTGATTTCATTGAAACGTTGTTCCGACCAACCACATGAATCCATTTTATTTACACCTACAATGAGTTTTTCAATACCTAAAAGACCCAATAAACGTGCGTGTTGTCTTGTTTGACCTTGAACTTCTCCAGTAGAATGGTCTCCGCGAGCAATGGCTGTTTCAAAACCACCCGATTCAGCTGGTACCAGTAATAGAGCCACATCGGCGCAACCAGCACCAGTAATCATATTCTTCACATAATCTCTGTGACCGGGAGCATCCACAATAGTATAATGATAAGTATCTGTATAAAATTCCTTGGTAGTACAATTAATAGTAACACCACGTTCACGTTCCGCTTTGTCCTTATCCATATAATAAGCAAAAGCGAATGAACTTTTACCTTGAGCGTCGGCTTCGCTTTGTAATTTCTGCATTTCACGTTCGGAGATTCCACCCAACTTGAAAATTAAATGACCTGTTGTTGTTGATTTACCAGCATCAACATGACCGCATACAACGAGAGAAATATGTTGCTTGGAAGTATCAGCCATATCTAATAATATATACATATGACTGTGAAATCTTTATATAGATAAAATAAAATAATATTATCATTGCGTATATGGTTGTGACTCTTATATTATGATAACATCAATAAACCGGGTATTATATTGGTAGAAACATCATATTTTTCACACCAGTGTATACATTTTATTGTATTCGTTTTTATCATGTGTTGTTTTTTAGTATCATTATCGTTATTTTTGATGAGTGATATCGTATACGCAATATTTTCTAATTGTTGTTGCCCGAATATAGCATTGTATTCTTGTAATTTATTTAAAAAATAGGTTGGTATGTTAATATTTAATAGACGATGAATGTATCCATTACTATTTGTAATTAATTTTAATGATTTATAAATGTATTGAAAAATATCTTTGTCATTATTGTCGTTGTTTCCAAATAAAAAAAATTTACAAACTATATATTTTTCCGAATTTCCGTAACGACTTGTATGTGGTTTGATTATATACACTTTGGAATAGAAGGAAGATAATAAATATATCAAATCAACCGTATTGGCACGAAAACAATCAAATATTTTTAATATAAAGCATCCACCATGTGATTGCATAGCCAGGGCATAACATATTTGTGAATACAATAAATTTACAATATTGATTTCTTGTTTGTTGAAATTTTCGGAAAAGTCAAAACCACCGTCTCCTGTAATAATATCCATAGAATGTTTATATTTTTCATAACAGTATTCTAGATTAGAAACATTTAATAAATCTCCGGTACCCGTCGAACCATTTTCTATTATTACATTCTTGTTTTTTTTAAGAAATTGTTGACTCTTTTTCCATGATGGAATGTTATAATCATCATTATTATTATCAATAATAGTCATACCATATAATTTATCATTTCTATTATTTCGGATATGAATAAGAGCTTCTATAAATCCACCTGGACCTTCAGCTAGATGAAAAGACTGAATATTCCTTTCTTTATATAAATCGTCAATATTAAACAATTTAATAATCTCAATCATTTTAAAATATGAGCGTGATAATGGTTTATATTTGGCAACGCATTTGTTTTTATCTGGAATATTTGTGTGTATGAATTCATATGGATTGGTATAACGTTTTATAATATCCCACTCATGTTCTATGTCAGTAATCTGTTCTTTGATATTATTTAAATAATATGATAATGAATGCGATATAAACAATTCACAATCTTCATTCATATTTTTTAAAGTAGTATTTATATATTTATATGTATCTGATGCTGTTTTTGGTAATAAATAATATGTCATTTGTCGTTATCATATATTATTATTATTTATCTATATTGTTATACAAAAAATAGATAAACGATCCAAATATTCAATGGTGTATTTATTCTATCACCATTTTCTTTTTTGTTTTTTTAATATTGGATTTCTTTTTAATTAAAATGGGCGTCTCGTCTTTATCGGTTGTGTTAACCTCATCCGAAGCGACTTCATTTTCTGGTATTTTAATATCAAGGTCATAATTCTTCATCGCTAGTTTCATGATTGCAGCAGCGTCAACATTCCTCACTTTTTTGAATATCATATAACGATTTAAAAATGATATTTTCTTTTCATTAGGAGACATGTTTAATGCTTTCCCATATTTATAATCTTCATTACTCATTTGGGAATATAATTCCGTGAATAATCCAGATGAAAATGGCAAATTATGTTGTTGTGCTTCTTCATTTGTTAGTGGTACGAAACCATAGTCTTCCATTATTTGTAATAAATAATTATAATTCACCAAATATTCTACAAAGTATTTATTAATGGTTTCTTGAAATACATTAATACTATAACCCAAAGAATTTTCATCACTAGGGAAACCAGTTTCATCGTATTGTTTTATTATTTCAAATATTTTATTTTCATTTTCCTTTAATATTACACTTTCACCTTTTTCTTTGTTTTGTAATAAATTAAATATTGCGTTACCATCATAACATGTTGCGATAAAATACCCATTTACGGCAATTGTTTCATTAATATTTCGCATAAAATTATGTAATGTATTTTTATTTTCAAACATATAATGAAGGGAGAATTGACATGAACCGACATCAAACCCATTTGAACCTTTACCAAAATTTTTATAAATGCCTTTACCAATTAATAACTTATCTTTTGGACCAACGCCGAAAACAGCATTGGAAACATTTTTATCTTTTTCACTATTAAAAGCAGAACCATTTTTGATATTTAATGCGCTATTTCCAACTACAAAGAGAGCATCAAATATATTGGAATTTTCTTTGTATTTATTTATATAACGAGCACAGGCTCCATCTAAACGATTATGTATATTATCTCGTGAAATATCAATACCAAATACGAAACTTGCTTTATTTTTCATCCATTTTGATATGTCACCCGCTTTTCCAACCGCATAATCTATAATCGTATTTCCTTTATTTAAAACACTACTGATTAAATGTTTTTTGACATATAAGTTATGGAAATCGCGTAATGAACGTGTATATGAGAAATGGGTTTTGCGATTATAATAAACATCACTGTTTTGAAAATAATTTGGTAATCCTTCTCCTGATCTCAACATTGAACTTTCAATGGGATAATGTATTGAACGCCAATTATTATTAGCAACATGATATGCGTTTCCGTAATTCTTAAGACCATTTCTGAATTCGGTTGTTTTATCATAACGTACACGTAGAGGAACCCAATTCCATCCTTTATCATTGTCAATGATGTATTGAAATTCTACAATCATATTCTCTTCAAACGGTTCTCCTTCTTCACTCATCATAATGTCTTTACCACCAATGTTTTTTAATAGAATATTACAAATATAAGCAGTTTCATCATACGGTTCGGTTGGTACAAACTTGACTGGTTTATAATTAGATGTATCGTCTTTATCATTGACATTTGAAATGTTGTCTTGATAAATATCTTCACATGGATTTAAATAACCATGTTTGGTTTCATCAAAACCACAACGCAATTCGAGTGTTTTATACTTTACAGAAGAATTTATTCCAATCATATTAGAACCATCTTGGTAAATATAATGGATTTCATCTTGATTTGACGCATCCTTTTTAACTGTAACCAAGAAATCGATTGTATTGAATTTTGGGGGTTTCCATTTAAATGAGTAAATCCATGCGACTTTATAATTTGGACTCCTTTCACTTTTGTGATTTGTACCTACGTTTAATAAGTTGGGTGTAAAAATAATACCATCTGTATTGTATTCATAAAGTTCATCTTCTTCATTTGATAAAATACGACTACAACAATAAAATATACTTACGTCATCATTGGATATATAGAATGATTTAACAGTAATACGTAATTGTGTATCCAATGTTTTAATAATGGGTTCATATTTCAACATTTGTATGGAGTTTTGTAAATGATATAATCGGAAATTAGTATTTCCATCCACATTCATTACAAATGGAATATTTCGTGTATCCTTACCATTTAAATAATAGATATCAAAGCACGCATATAGATTGATATATTTTCCAGTTTTGTCATATTTAATATATTCGCCATCAAATAATGAGTTGAATAATTCTTCTTGTTTTGTATTTGTACCAGTGAATATTACCTGCATATTTGTATTAATCATATAAATACGACCGATGGAATTTATAAATAATAATCTACGTTCACCATCAGCCTTGTCTGTCACGCAATAATCTTTGGTAACATTAGGAACATTAACATCCTCATCTTCTATTTTGGATATATTTTCAATTTGTAGTGTATATGAAGAAGGACCTATGAAATGTTTTGTAGAAACATATGAAGGAATTTCTTTTCCATGGATAATAGACAAATATTCGTTAATGATTTGGTCTTGTTCTGAATATGTAATTGGATATTTCGTATTCTGCAATCCACACATAACAATTCGGACAACATTTTTGATAGACTGTAAAAGTGTTTTTGCTTCATTGAATTTGGAACCGGGTCCAACACTGTTGTTGTCAATTTCTAATTCTACTTCGTAACTTTCACTATTATTGAAAATATTCGATTCTTGTATAGTGTATTGTGGTTCCATTCTACGATTTTTTTTGCGCGATGATTTTACAATACTTATATCAATGAAAATTGGATAATCTTTGTGATGAAAACGCACTCTATTTATCAGACGGAATATTTTCTTTGAATCATTCCAAATTTGGACGATATTTTTTGCCAGATTTGAATGGACGTTGAAATCCTGTTCGCTTTGAAACGACGCACGGAAATTATATTGTTCTACATCAACAGGACGTATTGGATTGTCGTTTTTATCGTTTGCAAAAAGTTTTTGTGTGAATTTCATTTTTGACATGGTATAAGATGGCATATCAATAATTTTTTGTAGACTATTATGAACGCAATATTCTTTAATAACATCATCTCCAACAATTTCAGTACGAATATTTGACATTTTTGTAACACCAGTTCGCTTATCAATATATTCGTTTGTGATACGCAACATATTGGAACCATTATTATTATCCGTAACAAATCCACATGCTTGTATATGTTTAATTATATTTTCATAATCGACGCGATTCAACGGCTTGCCTACTTTTGGATTTGTTCCAAAACGAATTTCTAATTCTTTTGTTTTATTTGTTTTTAATATAGGGTTACTTTCTAAATATGATTGAACTATTTGTTCCAAATTCATATTATTAGATTGTGTTGAAGTCATATATAGTATTTATATATTAAATCTTTTCTAATTCAATTTTGAATAACAATGCTAATATCGTTGTTATTCAAACAGTATGTAGTCATAATGGAACCTTTCCCAATCACCAAGAAATGTGTTTATATATCGATGTATATAAATCGTTTTTGTTTTGGAAACAGTCCAATTTCAATAAAGCGCCCATTTTACGCAGTTCATCTAGTTTATATGTAGACACTCCTTTCAATGCTTTATTAAAATGGATTAATGGAATGTAATTATTATAATAATAATGAATAATTGTTTCATCAACATCTTCATCGATAATATAATATTTGTTATTTTTGAACTCTAAAATATGCGTTTTGGAACCAGAGACTTCATTTTTAAAATGAAGAAATGAATCTTTTTCCTTATTAATAATAATTAAATTGAATTTATAATAACAAATGTACGCATATAATGAATTATAATTTGTATTGTCGTTTTTATATAAAACAATATCGCTTAAAATTTCCGAAAAAAGAGTTTTTGTCATTCTTGTATTACATTGTTTCATTAAAGCAAGGTCATTTTTCAATTTATTATAGACTTTTTGATTTTCATTTAAATAACAGTTACCATAATTGATTTGTATTTTAATGTATTCCATGTATCCATGATGTAAAATATATAAACTCCAAAATAAAGTATCTTTTTGTTTTATTATATACCCAAAATTTGAATTGTTATGAACGGAATCTTCTTGTTTTGATGAATGGTGTTGTTGTGAATAATTAGTAGTATTTTTATTGTATATATTTTTTTCTTCTAGTACGTTTTTAACTTCATGGTAATTCGTTTTTTGTATATTTTTAACATTAGTACTAGAATATATGTTATCAAAATAGTCCTTTTTGGTTTTTGTAAAAAAATACTCTTGTAAATTAGTAATATCAAAACTATTACTAATTTTTTCTTTATGAATGTGACTGACGATGATATTAATTTGATTATATAACATATTTATAACGTATTATAGTTTGTAATCTTTATATCATATTATAATATTCAATAGTTTATGCTAGTAACGATTCCTGCATTTCTTGTTTGATGTTTTCATTTTTCAATAATTCTTTTTCTTGTCTGTCAATATGTTCTAAATATTTATTCACCTCGTCATATACAGATTTATCATTAATAGACGACAAATTAATAAACGTGCCACTTTTGTTTTCATTTAAACTAATATTATGTTTCTTGAAAATTTTATAAATTTCAATGTGCTTTTGTTTATCTAATTCCTCTATTTTTGTTTTTATTTTTTCATTAAATAAAGACATGGGGATATATAATACAATAAAAAAATTTTGTTTATACTATTTTACAAACAATAATATAGTATGAAAATATGAATGACTTTGGGAGAGTATGTGCGAGTGTAAATAGAGTGGTATATTTACATAGTAGCTATGCATGTAATATACGGATCATTTAATTCATAACGTGTTCCAATTATTTTACATTTTATTTTATCTTTTTCGTTAATATTGTTGTATTTATCATTATTGATATTATGATCGCGTGCGATAAATACGTGTAGTGGTACAGTATCACTAAAATTGTCAACATGTTCGCAATGAATACCGGCTTTTGTAATGGTTTTAACATCGCATTCGACAATAGACCCTTCAACGGGATTACATACATAGCATTCTAATACACAATGGAAGCATATTTTTTCACCCATTACATTTCCACTAGTATAGTTAATAATTTTAATTGAGCCATTTTGTATAATTCCTTCCTTTATACACTTATTTTCCAAATCATATGATAATTTTTTTTCCAAATTTTCCTTTATACGTTTACCTATTTCATTAATGTGTAAATATACTTTTTTTTCTAGTAATGTGCTGATGAAAACACTATATATCTTGTCATCATTTTTTTCCATTGTCATATGTCCTTAATATAATATATATATTTATATAAATATTATTCAATTTTTAGTTTTCAATAGCGCGGCGTCCATTAAATCTGACAATGGCATCTTGTGGACCATTTCCGTCACGAACATCAAAACCTACCATTCTGTTACCTTGGAATAAAACTTTATACGATTTAAGTGCTCGCATACCAAATAGTAATGTAAAAGAACTACCAATATGAATGATTTTTGAAAAAATACCATTTGCTGTTGTATACAAATGTTCCAATTGAGCTAAAAATAGATCTACATTCATTTCAATTGATGATTTTTCTTTTTCTAAATCTAGTTTCATACTATTCATTTCTCCACGTGCTTTTATCATTGATACTTTCATTTCAAATAATGCTTTAGAAACAGGATTTGTTGAAAAGGTAGCAATTGCGAGTGCCTTCATAACATAATCTTTGTTTTCAGTATATAAATTATATAATGATGACGCCAATGTTTTGGATGATTCGTCAGTTTCTTTTGAAACATTCATTTTGTCTTCAACCTCTTTTTCTATTGTGCCATCATCTATTTTTTTGATAAAATTATCCAATTTTCCAATTTGTTTATCAAGATGTGAGACAAGATCATCCTTTGACAAACCTTTTGGTCTATCCATCATTCTTACTTCTCCTTCATCATTTATTTCAAATATACCATCTCGTTGTAATTCGTTACGAACAGTATCATATACAACTAAACCCATCTCGGCTTCTGTTTGTATAATATCAGAAGCATCTCCTACTTTTGCTTCGGATTTATAAGGAACCAATGCTTTAGATTCTTGTAAATGATTTTTTATATCATTTTCAAAGGAGGTCTTTAGTTTTGTTTCTTCATCTTTGAATTTTTTTACATCACCATAATTCGCTTCGAACCAATCGAGGAAATCTTTTTCTTCTTTTTGCGTTTTGAAACAATTGAAATAGTTTACCATTTGAACGGCGGTCTGTGTTTCTGTGTTTGCAGGAAGAATATGTTCCAATGTTTTTAGAATGGATATCTTGGGTTCATTCTTACATATTTCATGGATATCCATCGCCTCACTAACTCGTTCAGACAAACCTACTGTTGTATCAGACAAGTGGTATAATGGTAATTCTGGATCTTTTACGGTTTCCATAACTGAAGATACTGTAAACCCAACCATTAATGATTGTAACCCAATATAAAACATTGTACCAAACATAGCAACATTAAATCCAGTTGTTTCACCAATAGTATATGCTACCAATTCTCCATAACCACCACGAATACTTTTTGATTTGCTGGGTGATTTGGGTGATTTGCGTCTGGAATTTTTAATTATTTCTTGGAGTTTTTTTTGATGTTTTCTCATTCTAGGGTTTCTATCGTCCAAAACAATTAATCCCAATTTATGGAAAAAATCCATATCAGATTTTGAATTCATTAAATTTCTGTATTCAGATTTAATTCTTGAAGTAATACTATGGTGCATTACGCTAGTTGTAAATTGAAGTGACAACTTTACTAGTTGAGGTGTCAATTTTGTATATTTTGCTATTTTGTCGATAGGATTTGTTCTTATTTTTTGTCTAATTATACTGAATAATCCTGTACCTCTACGTCTGCTTTTTTTAGTAAGAGATTTACCAATGCGACGTTTACTTTGAGTTTTACTGGGAGTTTTACTGGGAGTTTTACTTCTGATTGATGACATATTAATTATATATTAATATGCTATATTATATTTTACTTATTTGGGATATTAATGCTTCTTCTGTTGAAAAGAAATATCGTTTGCCTCTATATTTTATTTCATCTAAATAACGCATAGTAAATTCAGTTAACAAACATAGACCTGTTTTAAGTAATATTTCTTCCAATGTTAATGATATATTTTTATCTGTTACCTGATTGGCTTTTTCTAAATCCTTTTTATTTTTAACAATTTGAAAAACAGATGAATCAAGACCTTCTTTATAAAGATTATTATAATCGTTAAATGTATCTCGTAATGGTGTTTTACAATCATTTCCGTTTAAAATACAAGAAAGACGTAAAATAATGTCTTTCGCATTTAAACCGGTATTACAAACAATACCTTTGCTATGTGATGATTTATCATATATATTTCTAATTTTTAATTTATTACCACGTCCTTTGAATCCAGCAAAATATCCAATGTTTTGCCATAGGTCTTTTTTGTCAACAGCAAATTTATTAAATAATGGAACTTTTAAATTATCGTATTCCAGTTGACTAGCTTCATGTAATTTATTCGCTCCAATATTAAATATAACATGTTTTTCTTCTTTGTCATTTGCAAAGACAATATATTTTTTACCTTTAAAATCAATAATCAATTTATCAAAATATTCAGATATTTTTTCTTCATTTTTATTGATTGGTTTACGATAATATAATGTGTTAAATAACACTACTTTTTCGTTATGACCCTGGGTATCCATAAAATGATGAATAATATAAGTTGTATATTTATCTTTTGGCATACCCTGTTTATTCATTATCAATATTTGAAAATTTTTACTGGTAACATGCTTGTACCAAGGATGCGTATTTTTAATAGTGTAATTTTCAGTCGGTTTATCTATAAGTGATGTAGCTTCTAATAATTTATCTATAATAGCAACAAAATCAGGTGTTTTTGAAACGTCTTTTTCTATTTTAACTTCATCAATAATATTTCCGTCCATTTTAATATGGTTGCGTTTATAATCCACAGGAACACTGCGTTCAAATACAGAAATATCTTCATCGACAATATCATTTGGTTGGAACGCATAATAATCTTGTTTATTAATTAAATGTCCTTGTCTACCGTATTTATCAATAATAACTTCGCTCTTATTATTCACTATGTTATATAAAACATAAAATATTTGTTCGTTCGGATAATCATATGTGACATTTATTTCTTTAATTAAATCATTTTGTTTATAAATGAAATGACTACGATATAATTGTTTAATACGATTCACTATAATCGAGTATACAGATAATGCGAACGATTTATTATATGTTGTATGTTTTATTTTATCGGGAACCGGTTTTGTTGAAAAACAAGTATATTCACAATTATCTTTGTAATCACATATTTCAGTAAATGGTTTATCACCTATCTTATATTCAACATTTCCCTTTGTAGATAATGTTATAATCGTATTTTTGTTTTCCGAAATTGCATTTATTTTGTCAATGCTGAAATTTGTTTGAGATATATTTAAATTACAGTCCACAGATATAGATTTCATTATACGTGTAACATTTCCTATTAATTTCGCTTTGTTTTCTGCGAAACGATACAAATACATATCTGGTGTTTCATATTTAAGTGATTTATCCTGTGAGGTATGAAGATATATTTCCACATTTCTTTCTTTAAATGGCAACAAACAATGACTTCTGTTACGCACAGCACGTCCTATTATTTGTTCGGCACGATTCATATTAAACCATGGATCAACAATATGAACTTGACGAATGTATTTAAAATCAATACCTTCGGCCGCAGCACGTGATATAATGACAACTTTTACTAATTCGCCGTATTTATTATTTTCATCAACTATGGTTTTAATATCTTCATTATTATTATGTGAGAAATGAGAATCTCCAGTAATTATACAATATCTTGCAGCTGAAAAAACAGTTGAATCTGTCATTTTATTTTTTGGTTTCATTTCTTTATAATCAATCGCTGGAATATCATTATCCTTAAACAAAGAATTAGTTTGTATCTTACTACTATTAAAACGTTTTAAACCCATTTCTTCCAACATTAAACATATAGGAATAATGGTACCTTCAATATATTGCGAATATATCATTACAATACCGGTTGATTTCATTATACAATTTGCTATGGAATGTAATTTACCACTATACTTCTTGATATTATCAATTTGGAATATTCTACCGTGATTTTTGAGTGTTTCGGGTTTATATTCATAATCGAATTTCATTGGTTTTGGAGATGTTGTTGTACGAAATTTCATCAATGATGTGAAACCTTCTTTACCTAAACCATAATCTGTGTCATCATTTGTGGGAAATAATATAGTTGTTGCTTGTATAGGTTTTTGAAGCATCGTATATCCAATATTTTCCATATCTTCTATTTTTTTATTCTTAAAAGTAGTGTTCGTTTTTTCCGGTAATTCTTCCATCATTTTTTTGAACGCATTTAATTGAAAAATACCCATATTAGTGTTATATACTGAAATGTGTTCCATTGGGTTCTCAATTTCTATTCCTGTAAACTGTTTTTTGGGAATAGAAACATTTGCTATAGAATGTTCGGGTGAAAATGTTTCGGGATAAATTCTAAATGGGAAAGCATAAGGATTCTCACCACGAATATAAGAAACATAACCGATCATTTTTCGTTGTAATAATTCAAGACCGCTTTCACTATTTTCATCTCCTTTTTCTATGAAATTTCCATCTTTGTCGAAAACACGATTTGTTTTTATAGTACTTCTATTATCATTTATATTTAATAAATTGATGATCCATATAATCTCACTATATGAGTTATACATGGGTGTAGCGGATAATAATAACAATTTCATATTCATACTCTTTTTGGCAACTTCTGTAAGTAATTTTGCTACTTGTTTGTTACTGTTGTCATCAGATATACGTATATTATGAACTTCATCAATAATAATTAATCGATTATCAAAATATTTATTAATTCTTCGTTTTTTTAATATTTCTTTTGTTTCTTCATCTGCGTTTAATTCACTTACATCAATGCGTTTACTAATATAACGTCCAAATTCAATGTAGCCCATAAAAATATAATGTTTTCTAATTAAATTCTTCATTAAGTTAATAATATTTGCTTTATCCATTCCATTTACATTAGCAGGATTTATTTCTTGTAATAGCATTTTACCAACACATGTATTAAGATTCCATTGTTCACCATCCTTCTTTAGTTTTTTCTCATCAAATAATTGGCTATAAAAATTAGTTTGAACGTTTGGTGATGCAACAATAATTATTTTTTGGCTAATATTATTCTGAATATTGTATTTTCGTTGTTCTTCGGAAATACCAATCGCACTACATGTTTTACCTGTACCAACACCATGATACAGTAATAATCCATTGTATGGAGTGTTTTCAGATAAGAAATTTTTTACGAACATTTGATGCGGCATTAATTCAAAATCAGCATTACAAACATTATTTGCTAATTTTTCGATAGGTCCAATTTTACCATCATATTTTGTACTTTGAAATTCATTAAACAATGATATTTTTGAACTAAAATTTGGATCATTTAAATTTGGATATAAATTGGGATAATTATCATTTTCATTATTGTCATTGTATTCTGTTTTTTCAATTTCGGTTAAAAATTCATTTTGTTTTTGGTATTTAATTAATGCTTCCAATTCATTTTTTTCATCATCCTCCTTTTTGGAAATGATTGATAATGGTATTTTATTTAATACATTAAATTTGTTCTGTTTTTTGTTTAACATTTTATTTGCATTTACAGCATCTATTGGTTGTAATGATTTTTCTGTCTTTATGACGTTGATATTGTCATCGTCATTGTCATCGCCATCATCGTCATTGTCATCACTGATTTTTCCTTGAAGTATTATTATTTTATTTATAATAACATTTTTATTTAAATCATTTCCTAATTTATGCTTACATTTTGAGTTTATTTTCAGTAAGCAATAAATTTTGCGTAAATCAGAAATGTCGATTATTTCATATTGACTCTTTAATAACTTTTTATTTTTATCATAAACTACATCTTGTAAAGTAAGTGCATTATTATCTTGATCTGTTTCTTTAATAATGAAATGTCGTAATTTATAACGTGTAATTGGACGTCCCTTTTTAATTTTTGTATTATCAATATTAATAGGTTTTGTTGGTTCTTTAAATATTATTTTTAATGCTTCTTCCGTTGTTTCATGTTTTTTGTTATCACTTGTTTCATTTACATCGTCATCACTTGTTTCATTTACATCGTCATCACTTGTTTCATCTACATCGTCATTTTTTGTTTTGTATTCTGTCATTTTCCTTTTAAACAATTTTCGTTGTAAAAAAAGAATTCTATCTATTATTTCATCTATTTTTCGATATTTATTAATACCTTGTTTTCCAACAATTTTTATTATCTTGTCTGTTTTATTAACATGTAAATCAAGAATAGAAAATATATCTATTAAAAAGTGTCTTTTAAAATTCATATATATTTCTGTATTAATTAAACCATTTTTATTATAGATAACATCTTCTAATGAATAATTTGTTTTAATTTTTTCGTTAATTGTGTCTAATGATTTATTCATATCGTTTAAATCTTTCAATTCTTCTAACTCTTTATTCAACTTTTCTAACTCTATTTTTTGTTCTTTGTAATCATTATTCAATTCAATAGTTCTTTTTTGTTTGTATTTTTGTATTTGAGTTTCAGCTTGTTTTAAAAGATCTTTTGTATTAATGATTTGGTTTTTAGATGTTTCTTCTGCCATTTCATTGGTTTCATCTACGGGTTGTGGAGAACTTATACCTAGAATCG